CACAACTTTTTCAGGTCCAGTCCGTTCAAAGGGTGGATTTCAAACAATAAATGAAAATAGTGCTACAGGTGCTATTACACAAACTGGTTTTTCAGTTAACTCAACTGGACAATTAATATCTTTAGGCAATAGGAAAATACAAACTTTTGCTATTAGTCTTGCAGACACTAACGCAGCTTCTGTTACTTATACAGATAATGACGTTCTTGTAGAACTCGGTGAATTAAATACAGATCATCCAGATGCTTTAGTAACAGCAAGTAAATTCTTTATACACAAAGTAGTTTTAGGTATTACTACTGCTGCTGCTAGTGATGCTAATTCTTTAGCAAATTTACAATTAAGTGCAACATCAGGAACAGCTACTAATACTGCTATCTCTTCTGGAACAGAAATAGTTGGTGCAGGTGTAGCATCATTTAATCCAAGAATATCTGCTACTGATTCAGTAACGGAGGTTGATATTAATTTAGATGATACTGCTGGTAACTTTCACGTATTTGCACCAAACATTAGTGCAGCTATTGCTAGTAAAAATTTATATATGTGTGCTGGTGATGCTTGTGATACAGCTTTGACTGCTTTTCGTGGCACTCTTGAAATAGAATACTCAGTATATTAATAGGAGGTAAGAATGGCTGATGCAGTAACTTCGCAAATAATTGGTGATAATGTTGGTGCAAAAAGCATACTCGTAAAACTTACAAATATATCAGATGGTTCTGGTGAAAGTGCTGTAGCTAAGGTGGATGTTTCTGCTTTAGCTGCAAGCACTGATGGTGAGGCGTGTTCAAGAGTTGCTGTACAAGAAATATATTATGATATTTTTGGTATGAGAGTAGACTTATTATGGAACGCTTCTTCTAATGTTATTTGTAAAGTTCTAGGTGCGAATGGTGCTTTATCATCACAAGGTTATATGAATTTTAAAGATTTTGGTGGCATTACAAATAATGCTGGTAGTGGTATTAATGGTGATTTATTATTAACAACAACAGGTCACACTGATGGAGATCACTATACTATAATCTTGAAACTCTCAAAGACATATTAATTATGGCTACCTCTGGAACAAGAACTTTTACCCTCGCTGTAGATGAAATAATAGAAGACGCTTATGCTCGTATTGGTGGTGAACCACAAACGGGTAAAGAAGCATCTGTTGGTAGAAGAGCTTTAAATCTATTACTACAAGAGTGGAGTAACAGAAATATACAACTGTGGACAATTACAGAGTCAACTCAAACTCTGACAGCTAACACAGCAAGTTACACACTTAATAGTCATACTGTAGATATTACAGAGGCAGTTATACAAAAAACAAATTCTGATTCAACAGTAACAGATTTTGAATTAGAAAGAATTAGTAGAGATGACTACCTTCGTATCCCTAACAAAAGCGATACAGGTAGACCATCTCAATATTTTTTAGATAAACAATTAACTCCAAAAGTATTTCTTTATCCTACACCAGATAATGCAGATGTTTTTAAGTTTAATGAAAGAAGAAAAATAGAAGACGTTACATTGTCTACAGAAACTGTAGATATACCAGACAGATTTCTTCCTTGTTCTATTAGCGGGTTGTCTTACTATTTGGCTTTACGCAGACCACAAATAGATATAAACAGAAGACAAGAACTTAAAGTTCTTTACGAAGAAGAACTTAAAAGAGCTATGGAAGATAATAGAGAAAAAGTAGATTTAATAATACAACCACAGGTAGCAAGACCATGAGTGACCCTCGTGTGGGCACAGGTAAAAAACCAAAAGGTTCTGGTAGAAGATTATATACGGATGAAAATCCTAAAGATACTGTTGGAATTAAATTTAGCACACCAGCTGATGCAAGAAAAACTGTATCTAAAGTAAAAAAAGTTAACAAACCTTTTGCAAGAAAAATACAAATACTCACTGTTGGAGAGCAAAGAGCAAAAGTAATGGGTAAAACCCAAGTAGTAAATATTTTTAAAAAAGGTAAAGATGCCATAAGGAAGGCAAACAACAGAAAAAAGAAATAGGAGATTAGATGGCTTACGCAACTGGTAAAAATGCTAAAGCAATATCTGATAGAAGTGGTATGGAGTATCCATACAGTGAAATGAAAAAAGAATGGAATGGTTCTTTTGTTCATAAATCAGAGTATGAAAGCAAGCATCCACAACTAACACCGAGAAAGCATAGACCAGACCCGCAAGCATTAAAAGACGCTTCACCGCCTAAAAAACTTGACCCTTCAGATCAGTTAGAAAATGGCACAGTAAGTTCTTTGTTAGCTAGTCTAGGTGTAACAAACGCAGATAGAAAAATAGTATCTACTTTTAAATCTGCAAATGCTTCGCCTATTGCTACAGCCTTGACATTAAGTGCAAGTTTAGGTACTGAATCTATTAGTGTCAGCTAAGATAGAATTATTTGTAGCAACACCTTGTTATGGTGGTATGCTCACAGAAGATTATCTTCATGGTGTTTTAGAGTTACAAAATTTTTGTTTAGAAAATAAAATAGGTTTACACATTCAAACTCTTGGACAAGAGTCTTTAATAACAAGAGCTAGAAATACTTTAGTTGCTAATTTTTTAGATAATGAAAAGTTTACACATTTATTATTTATAGATGCAGATATAGGATTTAGTCCAGATAATCTTAAAAGATACTTTGAATATGACAAAGATGTAATCTGTGCTCCGTATCCAATGAAATTAATTAGTTGGAATATGATGCCAGAGTTAATTAAGAACGAAAAAGATTATCAAAACTTATGTCATCCTTATGTTTTAAATTTTGCAAACAAGGGTGAAATAAAAATAGATAAAGGTTTTGCAGAGGTACTAGACGCTGCAACAGGTTTCATGTTAATTAAAAGAGAGTGTTTAATTAAAATGAAAGAAGCATACGAAGATTTAAAATATGTTTCAGATCAAATATTAAATGGTAAAGAATTTAATTCAGAAAATACTTATTTGTTTTTTGATACTATGAAGGATGACGATGGAAGATACTTATCAGAAGACTACGCTTTCTCAAGAAGATGGCAAAAAATCGGAGGAAGAATCTATGCAGATATTGGATCAAACCTTTCACATATTGGACAGTATAGATTCACTGGTAAGCTATGGAAACACTTCAACATCGAACAAAAGTAAAAACGTAGTAGTTCCCGTTAAGGGTTTAAGTTTTAAAATTACAAAAGGATAATATGGCAGACGCAGTGGTAAAACCAATTAAAATGGCTATTATTAAAAATCCTACTAAGGGATACATAAGAACACCATCCCCAGAAGAAATTAAAAAATACGAAGAACGTGAAGAACGATTAAAAAAAGAAGGTAAGAAATAATGGCTGATGATGCAACTATAACTTTAAAAGCAACTTTACTACCCGATGAAATAGCTAAAGTTATAAATGGTTCAATGATTGTAACACCAGATGATGCTAATGATAAATGGTATTATAAACTTACAAGTGTAACAACAACAAGTGCAGATTTAATTGCAGGTAATTTTATTGACTACACAGCTGTAGATCAAGACACTGCTCCAACAGCGGTAGCTACGTCAGATAAAGTAAAATTTTTGTTTGTTAAAAATACAAGCACTGCTGATGGAATAGTTATTTCAATAGATGCAGGAACAGCAGCTTTTAATTTAGAAGATGGTATTTTTGTAGGACCAGGACAATCTTGGTTTTGCAGATTGCCAAACACAACAGTAGCAAACATACACGCAATAAGTTCTGACATAGGTGATGCTGGAGATGCAAGTGCAAATGTAATCGTGGCAGCACTAATAGATGATGTGGGGTAATTATGGCAACAATGACTTTTTCTACTCTAACACAAGATTTAAAAGATTGGATGGAAAATGATGGTACAGAATTTGGAAATGAAACTACAAATTTTATATCTTTAGCAGAACAAAGAATATCTAGAGATGTAGACCCTTATGCTTTTCATGAAGCAGTAAATTCTACGTTTAACGTAGGAGACAGATTTGTTAGTAAACCAACAGATGCAAAAGTTATATTTCATTTTTTACTGATTAATTCCAGTTCACAAAGAGTATTCTTAGAAAAAAGGACAGATGAGTTTATCTATGATTATTGGAAAAACTCAGCAACTACTGGAACACCTAAGTATTGGTCTAATTATAGTGATACTGCAATTTTAGTTGCACCGACTCCAAGTGCTGCACTTAGAATAGAAATGACATATTCTAGAAGACTTGCAGAACTTTCTAGCACTAATACTACAAACTGGTTGACAGAAAACGCACAAGATTTACTCTTGTATGGTTGTCTTATGGAAGCGTCTACTTTTACAAAAAGTAGAGAAGACTATGTAATATATTCTGACAGATATAAACAAGCTGTTGAGTCTATAAACAATCAAGCAAGAAGAAGAAGAAGAGATGACTTCACTGCTCCCGCAAATGTAATGGGAGAAAATTATTTAAAAGAAATGGGAACATAGGAGATCACAATGTCAATAACACAAACTTTAACTAATGTATTTAAACAAGATTGTCTTGATGGAGCACAAAACTTAGGAACTAGTGGTGACACTATAAAAATAGCTTTGTACACTTCAAGTGCTACTTTAAATGCAACAACAACTGCGTACACAACTTCTAATGAAGTATCTGGAACTGGTTATACAGCAGGTGGAACTACACTTTCAAGCCAATCAGTAACATTAGATACAACAAACGGAGTTGCGTTTTTTGATGCAGCAGACCCAAGTTTTACTTCTGCTACTATAACTGCAAGAGGAGCTTTAATTTATAACAATAGCAAATCAAATGCAGCAATAGCAGTTTTAGATTTTGGTTCTGACTTTTCATCATCTAACGGAACCTTTCAAGTTCAGTTTCCAACAGCAGCACACAACACAGCGTTAATTAGGATTAGCTAATGGCTTCGGGCACTGGTGGATGGAACGCAGGTGCGTATGGTGATGACGGGTGGAATGATGGTATCGTTCTATCTGAAACTGGAATTGCAGCGACACTTGCATTAGGAAGCGAAACAGCATCTGGTAGTGCATTAATAAATCAAGTCGGATACGACAATCTAAGAATAAGTTTAGCAGATTTATCTGCAAATATAACTGGTACAGCTACTGTTAATACCATATCGGGTATAGCAGGAACAAGCTCTACTGGTACAGTAAAATTATGGTCTCTTATAGATACCACAGATGGAGGAGACGAAACATGGACAACAGGAGTGGCAAATTAAATGGCTAATGCTTACACACAATTAGGATTTGTAAAACAGGCAGATGGTGAAAATATTGGAACTTGGGGTGATGTACTCAACGAACAACTAATAGATTTACTTGATGATGCAATAGGTGGATATGTAGAAGTTAGTGTAGCATCTGGTAATGTTACTTTGGCTTTTGCTGATGGAACAGCTGATAATAATGGAAGACACGCAGTAATTAAATTTACTGGTTCTCCAGGTGCATCAAGAACTATTACTTTTCCTAACAAACAAAAAACATACTATATAATTAATGGCTCAGATGATTCAGTTGTATGTACGTCTGGAACTGGAGCACAAACAGTTACTTTACTAAC